AGGCATAGCTATAATCATCGCATACCCCTTCTAAAGTTACCGCCTCTACTCATAGCTTCAAGCACAGCGCCTTTTGAGGTTTCTGCTATATCTGGTAATAGCTGCAATACCTCATTTTTCACTGTGTCTTGCACTCCTGTAGCAAAATTGACTGATTGATTGATAACTATACCGCCACTAGCGTTGCCTTTCGTATGATCTATCACAGTCTCATTAGGGTGCAATATTGCAGGGAAACCGCCTTTGCCATCTATACCGCCAGCTCTAGCACCCATGCCTGTAAACCCACCACCAGCAAACATAGGCACTAAATCCTTACCTGTAGGGTTGCTTGTATCTGGTGTGTCACCATTAGTGAAGTCACTAAAAAGCGAAAATAAAGGTGATATAAGTCTCTGTCTAATAGCTAGTCTCGCTAAATCAGCTATCAATGAATCTATCAAGTCTTTGAAATCTAGTTTGCCAGTTTGCACAAAACTTACTAAAGCATCTTCAGCTTTTTTGAAGGCATTGACTTGCGCATTACCAAAATCAACTATTTCAATTTGTGCATCCGACAGGCTTGTTTTATAGGCATCTAAAGGATCAAGTAAGTTAGTGAGTGAATTTGCACTAACATTTTCAAGTGCTGTATAACTATCGACTAAATTTTTTACCTCATCATCACTCATGCCTAAAACTTTGACTAAATGTTTTTTAAGGTTGTCTGCAAAAGCCCTTAAAGCATCACCACCTGATTTATTTGTTTCTTCAAATTTTCGCATAGCTTCATCGGCATCTACAATTTTGGTATTAGCTGTACCTATTCTTGCAGCAAATTTGACCATTTGTGCTACGTTACCATTGGCTGCTGCTGCCATGAAAGCTAAAGCATTGCCAGCATTTTCTGCTTTAGCTGCTGTGTTGATGAGGTTAGCCTCTACACCTACCAAACCTATTCTAAATGCATGAAAACTATCTAAAATATTCGCAATACTTCTTAAAAAACCATCAAAAATAACTAAAACCTTATCTCTTATAGCCTCACCAAATTCCATAACCCCTTCATCTGCGGAGACAGTTTCAGCAATCAGCTCTTTAAATGCTGTTGCTAAATTTTGCAAGATAGG